CTAGCCGATCGCGACGAAGCCGAAGGTTCGGTCGCTCTGCGCATTGTTGGCATGCGCGAGCGTGAACGAGCCGTTCGCGACCGCGCTGACGTAGAGCGTGCCGGCACCGAGTTCGGCCGCCGCATGCGCGGTCAGGGGCGAGAGCAGCACGACGCTTCCGGCGCCGCAATTTCCCGCCGCCACGACCGTCGCGGCGGCGCCCGCCGCAAGCGTCACGGTGCCGACCGCATTCGAGCGTCCCTGCGCGAGCTGATTGATCGCGGTGTTGATCTTGCGCCGGTCCGTTTCGTCGGGCGCGAGAACGAGCGCCGTCATCTTCCGCCCTCCAGCGCAATGTCGGGCTCGAGCCCGGTCGCGAACGACCACGCCGTGCCGTACGGAATGCGGATGCGGCCGCGCGCGTAGCGCGTCGAAGCGCGCAGCGGGCAGAGCCCAAGCGCGTCCATCGCGCTTTCCGCCGTCGCGACCGGCGTGTCGGGCCAGCGCTCCGCCGCGAGGACCGAGCCGTAGACCGCCGCGGCGTCGGTGATCGGACGCAAACCCCGCACGAACACGCGCCGCCCGTCGGCGTTCTGTGCGCCGGTGTCGATCGTCGCCTCCAGGTTGGCGCCGCGGAAGAACCCGAGCACGTTGTTGGCGTCGAACGCCGCGATCTCCGGCGTCACCGAGGTCGCAAAGCTGTCGAGCGAGGCCGCAAGCGCGTCGAGCGAGCCGCCGATCGCGCCGCCGCCCGTATAGGCATGCGTGAAGGTCGATCCGACGAGATCGATGTGGGTCGCGTCGACGAGCGTGAATCGCCAGCTCCCGTTCGCCTCGGTCGTGCCTTGCACGCCCTGCACCACGATCGCGTTCTGTCCCGCGATGGCGAAATTCGCGTTCGCCAGCGCCGCGAGCGTGAGGCGGATCGCACCCGACCCGTTGTTGGCGGCGCCCGTCACGGCGAGCGGCGTCGGCGCGAGCGCGTCGAGGTTTTCCAGCGTCAGGCCCGGCTGCGACAGCGAGCCCAGGTACTGGCCGCTCATCGCGACCGGCGACCAGCGGTCGAGCACATGGTCGTAGCACAGGAGCTTGTCGAAGCGGCCGGCCGCCCCGCTGTTCGACTTGTAGGCCCATATGACGCGCGAATTGCGCGGATCGGATGCGCCGATCACGAGCTGCAGGTTGCCCTTGTCGAGATCGCCGAAGAAGGTGCGGTCGACCCGCTCCTTGCCGACCGGGGCCGGATAGCCGGATGGCGCCATCCACATGAATCCGTTGGCCGAGAGAAAGAAGATCTTGTCGCCCGAGCGGATCAGCGAATAGGGCGCGTAGAGCCCGCGATCCTCGGTGATGCGCTCGATCTGGAAGATGAAGGGCGAGCCGGGCGCGAACGTCATGCGCCGGATCGAGCCGTCCTGGAAGATGTTGCCGAACTCGCCGCCCGCGACGCCGCGCACGATCCCGCCGTCGGGCAGGTCCTGGAAGTCGGACGAGTTGAGGCCCGCGGTCCAGTTGGTCACGTCGTCGAGCCCCGACCACTGCACCCGATAGGGATTGTTGATGAGCCCGCTCAGGACGATGAAGCGGCCGACCACCGAGATGTAGCGTGCCTGCGGCGGCGAGCCCGTCAGGTTGGCGAAGGCCGAAGACGCCGTGAGGTCGAACAGCTGCGGCACCACGTTGGCCTGCACCGCGATGACGAAGTTGTTGAATTGGGCGAACTGCCAATTGTCCGTGGCGGCGAGCGCCGAATAGGCGCTGCCGCCGTTGCTCACGTCGGTCCAGGTGAAATTGGTGTTGTTGAGCGCATAGAGGCGCGTCGCGGTCGCCGCGAAGATCGCAATCGAGCCGTCCGGGCGGATCGCCTTGAAGAAGCCGCGGCAGGCGCCCGGCAAGGCGGCGCTGTAGGCGGAGAAATCGGGGAACGGCCCATAGCCGTCGCCGCGCGGCAGCACGTTGTGCAGAACCGCCGCGGCCTGCGTCTGGTAGTCGGCGATGTCCGGGCGATATTCACCGAAAGGCACGAGCGGCATGCGCAATCCCGTTTGGTCGTTTGCTGGTGAGCGATCATGTTTCGCGTGCGCCGCCGCCCCCGCGAGCGGGATGCTCGTCCGGAACGATGCAGGCGACGCCGAAGGATCTCCTCGGCGCCGCCGACCGCGCCCTGTTCGAGGCGAAGCAGAACGGGCGCAACCGCGTCGTCGCGGCGGCGCCGATCCTGCGCGACAAGCCGCGGCTCGTCGCCTGAGTGCGGCACGCCGGCGGCCACGCCGCGTGACCGACATCACATTAATGTCGAATTGCCGCGCCGGTCGGCCGGCTGTCGTTGAATTTCACAGAATGGGTGCTAGCGTCCCGCGGTTCCGCCCCGTATGCGCGGAACGAATCGGGCGACGCCACAAACAAGGAGCAAGGAATGACGAGGACATTACTCTTGGCTACCACGTTGGCGCTGGGGTTCGCGGGCGCCGCCTGTGCCGGCATCCCGGTGCAACAGAGCAAGCCGGGCAGCCTGATCACGCAAGTCGCCGAGCGGTGCGGTGCAGGCTGGTGGCGCGACGAGTTTGGGCGTTGCCATCCGATGTTCAACGGCCGCGCGTGTCCTCCGGGATACCATCTCGGACCCGAGCGCCGGCGCTGTCATCCGAATATTTAGGCGCGCACGGATACGATACTGACCAATTGCGGCGGCCGGGTCGGCACCCGGCCGTCGATTTCATTATCACCTGTTTTTGTCACATCACTGTCACGGCGTCGCGCCCAGCACGCGGATGCCCGCCGGCCCGCGCGTCTTCGCGTCGAGGCGCTCGACCTCGTCGAGCAGCTCGTTGCGGCGCGCGGCCCACAGGCCGAGACTGTCGGCATCCTTGACGAAGCCGTGCGCCTCGGCGAGCGAGCCGAACAGATAGAGGTCCGGATAGGCGGCGAGCAGCCAGTTGGTCGCGTTCGAGGCCGAGAGCGCCGGAACCTTCTGGAAATAGTCGAGCGTGAGCGCGCTGTCGTCCGACGGCGCGACCGTCAGCGTTGCGCCCTCGATGGTGAACAGCCGCGGCGGCCCGGCCGGCGCCGTCGGGTAGAGGGCGTGCAGATACGACGGATGAACATATTCGAGCTCGCGGCTGGTCTGCCCGGTCCAGGTCACGCGCCGCCACGCCAGATAGTCGGCCGGCAGCGTCGCGATGCCCGACGATGGCGTGAGCGTCGCGGCGCTCTCCTGCTGGCGCACGCGCAGCCGCCGGTTCGCCACCGCTTCGAAGATGGTGATGAAGTCGGGGATGTTGGCGGAAAGATCGGCGCGCGCGAGCCAGTTGGCGACGGCGGCCTGCAGATCGGAATAGGTCTGGATGGTCATCGATGTCCTCGAAAATCACGGCGTCGGCGGCATCAGCGCGCCGTCGGGCGTCACTTGTCCACCCGCAGATGCCGCCAGTCGGGATCGTCGAGCTTGCGGCGGATGAAGGCGCCGAATTCCTCGCCGGACATGCGCAGGACGTCGGCGCCTTCCTCGTTCATCCACTTGACGATGACGATGTTCGGGATCGTCGCGATGTGACGGCCCCAGTCGCTCGCCTGCGTCTCGCCGCGCAGCGCCTTGTTGTGCGCTAGGATCGGCGCGACGTCCTGCGTGTGCTCGATCGTGAGCGCGTCGCCGCCGGCGTCGAGGTGGACGCGCGCCCGCATCGCGCTCATCCGAGCTCCGTCACGTTGAGCGTGCCGGCCGTCGCGGTCACGAGGCCGTTGGTCGCCGCCTCGATCGTCGCGATGCTCTCGCCGGGCGTCACCATGGCGTATTCGATGGCGTTCGCCGGCAGGAACACGTCCGCCGTGGTCGCCGTGACCGTCCCGTTGCCGATCCGGTAATGGCACGCCGCGTTGGCGCAGAGCCGCACCTGGAAGGTCGAGGGGCCGAACGGGTTGGTCGCCTGCGCGGACGCGCCGCCGAAGGCGACGGCCTGCACCGCGAGCACGCGCCCGCGGCCGAGTTCGATGAGACCGACCATGCTGCACCTATTGCTGGCGGATGACGAGGGAGAAGAACGCCGGCACGTTGGCGCCGCCGGCGCCGCTCGGCACGAACGACACCACGTCGTCCTCGTTGGCGAAGGTCGCGGCCGCCGGCGTCGCGCTGTTGAGCTGCCCGGCGGCCGAGCCGGACTGCACGATGTCGATGGTCGCGAACGCCGCGCCGCCGTTGAGATTGCAGGCGACGAGCGC